GGCCAAAATGAACAACCAACCAAGTATAGTTATGTGCTCTAAGCAGAATAAAGATCGACCATATATGAAATATATGGCCACAAAGCTTGCAGACAACCTGCAAGATGCTATAGAATATATAGCAATCCATTATCCAATAAACTAATAAAAAGGAATAAATAAAATGTCAGAGAACAAGTTCAAGTACTTCACTGTCACCACAACCACTTTGGTTAAGGCTAACAGCAAGACTGATGCCCAGAAGCTTGCGATGGGTCGTCGTGGCGTTACTGGCGAGGTCATGTTCAAGGATGTTGAAATCGAGCGAATCTCTGCGGTAGAGGCTCGCGAGCAGATCATCGCCTAATTGTAACATTGTCCTGGAGGGAGGGGGATATGCCCCCTCCCTCTTTTCGTAGAAAGTTCTGCATATGATTTATGCACAAATGGTAGGAAGAAACGAGTCTTCCAAATTTCTAGAGCCAGTTTTAGAAAGACTATCTACTCAGGTAGATAAAATTATATTTACTGACGACTGCTCAACAGACAACACAGCTGAGATAGCGGCAAGGCATGCTGAAGTATTTACTACACCAGAGCCAATGTTTATAAAACACGAGGGTCAATTACGATCATATGCCTGGAATAGCCTAAAAAATTTTGCAAAGCCTGGTGATTGGGTTTTGGCTATAGATTGTGATGAAAAATTATATCATGTTAATGATTTAGAAATCAAAGCAGTTCTTGCTAAGTCAGAGTTTGATGTAGTCAACATACGTTTTTACCATATGTGGAGCGAAAGTCATTATAGAGTTGATAAGCTTTGGGCTCCCAATAATTCTATAAGAATGTTTAGGTTTCAGGAAAACGCTAGTTTTAAAAACAAAGCTCTTGCCTGCGGTTCTGAGCCAACTTATGTCTCAAAATGGGTACAGCAAAGAAACTATTGGAGAGATTCTGGTTTAATTATGCAGCATCTCGGCTATACTTATGACAAAGACAAACAGTCAAAGTATGAAAGATACTCTACGATAGATGGTGGTCAGTTTCATAACTTAAATCACATTAATTCTATTATAGATCCTAATCCAGTACTAATTCAATGGGGAAACTTCGGTATTTGAAATGAAAGAAAATAATCTAATATTAGATCCAGTAAAATCAATTATAGATTTGACGTTTAGACTTGAGCAGAAAAAGAAGTTTGCGTATGTAAACATATCTCGATCAGCCTTGAATTTAATGTTACATAATAGCGATAAGAAACCTCCAAAATATTTTGTGAAATCTCTAGCTAAGTGTATGACAATACAGGATCCTAACTTTTTAAAAGCAGTACCAATTGAGTTTTTAGATGAAATCCAAGCTGGAAAATTGTCAGAGTTTGGCCTACAAAAAAATGGCAGTTACTACGACGCTGCAATGTTTGAATACTTTTTTGCAAATAAAAAAGAAGTAATTGACATATTCATAAATCATTACATTAGGGAGTCAAAGAATGTCATTCTATCTTTTCACGATAAAAAAACTGTTCAAAAAGTTTTTGGGCAGAATCAGTATGTAATTTCCGTTCCATACAATAATTACTATGACAAGCTTGACTCAATTATTGCTCAGATCTCAGAGTTTGAGGGAGGAGTAGATAACTGCATACTTGACTGCCCCATGCTAGCTACCGCTATTGCACCAAAGCTTTGGCAGAACATAGACATGTCTATTTTAGACTTTGGTAAAGTAGTTAGCTCTGCAAGATTTCACTCAATGCAGAGCTCAGATAGACAAAAATCAGAAGTAGATAATAAAAAGAAGTTTTATAAAAAGCGTAATGAAAAAAAATAATTGGGACGAAGAAATAGACAACACAGAATACATGGTTGATCTATTATTTGATACCTCATTAAGCTTAAATGAAATAGCAAAAGAGGTAGGGTGGCCTTTAGCTAAAATAAATAAAAAAATAAATCAACTTGGTTTGTCTTGGCTAAAAACCTCTAGAAAAAAAATGTCAAGAGGGCAAACAGCCCTAACTGCCATTATGCAAAAACTTCTTCCTGGAGAAAAGATAGTTAATGAGTTTTATCTTCAAGATAAACTAAGACTTGATGTATATTGTCCTTCTTATAAAGTTGCGGCAGAGTACCATGGTAGGCAGCATTTTTTTTATACTGCAAAGTTTTTTGATTCCAAGTATGAGTTTCAGGAAGCTCAAAAAAGAGACCAAAAAAAGATTGAACTATGCAGGCATCAGGGCATTGCGCTTATTATTTTCCGCTACAACGACATGCTCACCGAACAAGCGGTTTATGATAGGCTTTTAGATGCCATAAGAAACTCTCCTTTCAAAAAAGAACAGAAAGAAAAGAATAAGTTTTATTCAAGTCAGGTTTATCTTGATTCTAAAAAACGTCGTTCTGAATTAAGAAAAAAAGTTTACAGAGAACTAAAACAACATAGAAAAAACAACAATGGAAAAACCTGAAGACAATCAAGATATTCCAATTGAATATCAGGTATTTGCCCTCTCTCTCAGACAAGAGGGAGCTATTACGCATTTTGCCGAAAACTTACCTGATGATATTGTTGGTATAAATCATGGCCAAAACGGTATACATGAGTTTTACCTAGCGCTTCTGGCATATCGTACGGCGACACAATTAGATATAGTGGACCCAGTTGGCTTTAAAGATTGGCTAGGTTCCGAAACGGATATAAGAGAAGCTCTTGGTGGAACATCTGGCGTAGACATTATGATGGATGTTTTGTTGTCATTGCAGCTATCTACTGTTGATTCAGTTGTTCAACTAATCAAACATAAAGCTAATAAGAAGAAGCAAATTGACTACTTGCAAGAACTGCAAGTTATTTTAAATCAAAAAGGTATTAAGTCTGACAAAGATCTTGCTAGGTTATCCTTAATAACTTCAGAAATAAGAGAACTTGAAAATCAACTGAACTATAATCCATTAGAAAAGCTCACTACCGCCATGGATATATCCAATAGAGCGGAATCACTATTGGATATTCCTAGCTTCTTGCCTACTCAGTTCAAGTCCTTAAATAGAGCTATGGGATATACTGATGATGGTGGATTTTATAAGGGTGCGGTTCACGCTGTTATTGCGCCATCTGGCAAGGGCAAGAGCACATTTGCCAAATGCTTAGCAAATAACTGGGTTGAAAACGGCCACACTGTTTTATATATAAACTTTGAGGAAGCGGTTGGTCACTGGGAAAGAATTCTTATGAGCCAAATAATTGGCAAGAACGTTTATGCAGAGGCCGAAAGATGGACTTCAAGCGAAAGAGCAAGGTATTTAGGCATATTTAGAGATAAGCTAAGTCAATGGGGTAATAAATTAATGGTTAGACACGACCCAGATACCCCGTATTTTGAAGACCTTGAAAGATGGCTTAGAGAGATCGTTGACTACGCTGAAACTCCTGAGGTTGTAATTATTGATACTATACAATCCATGTTCACAAAGAGTGGTAAAGGCAAGCCGCGATGGGGAGAGTTTGAGGAGATGATGGTAAAACTAGAAAAACTAGCAAGAGACATGGATTGTGTTTTGATCATAACGGCTCAGGAAAACTCTAACAGAATGAAAGAAAAAAGAGAAGTGGTTCAGCAGTCCGATACTGGCGGATCTCTTGCCATTCAACAGAAGTGCGCCGTAACCATATTCATTACAGAGAAAAAACTTATAAGTGGTGATGATTCTGAGGATGAAAACATAATGCAGCTTCAAATTCCAAAAAATAGAATTACTGGATCTAGCTTTATATATAATCCACCTTTAGTAAAATATGTAGATTCAAGAAAAGCCTATGAGGAGTATGAGCTAGTTAACCAAGAGGACTACGATGATACTAGTTCTCTGCTGGACGACCTACTAGATGATGAGGATTTTGACATATGAAGGAATTAACAATTGAATCAATAAAAGACTATCAAACTTGTGCGCTTTTATATAACTATAGGCACCAAGAGGGCGTTTCAGAGACAATTCATTCAAGAGAATTATTCAGCATAAAGTTTGAGAATACACTTAAAAGTGTAATTAACTATTTCTTTTACAAGAAACAGGGAGGGTTTACTCCTTCATATTAAATAGGTGGGAAAAGTTATGGTTTGCAAAAGATACAACTGCGTATGATATCATCCACGAGCAGCATGAAAGCTTTTATGGAAACGCCGCAAGCTTAACTTCAAAAGCTGCATCGGCTCTTTTAGATTTTTACAATCAATTTTCAGAAGATAACTCAGTTCCAATGGCAATTGATCAAGAGTTTTACGTTCCTGTTGGAGATTTAGTAAAAATTAAGTCAAACTTTGATTTAATTTTATATAAAAACGGTGAATATTTTATATATAAATGGGTTTTTAATTTCAGAACCTCTCATACGTCTTTATATCAAATAGACTTTTCAGTTTTAAGTGAAGCTTTTGCTCATAAATTTCCCCATAAAAAACCGAAAGCACGTTTTGGATACTATGACATATTAGCTTCTTCCCAAAAGTTTATAGAGTATCAAGTAAACCAAGAGGACGCTAAAGCTCTTAAGTACTGGTGCGGTACAATAGAAGAAGATAAAAAGTTTGTACCCAGAAGAGGGTTAACTTCATATTGTAAAAAATGTCCGTTTGATAAGCCATGCTCAAAGTGGAAAGATTGGGAAGTAAAATAATGTCTAAAGATTCAATACTTGATGAAATCTTAAATAAAGAAAAAGATTCAATATCTATCGGTGAAGAGAATACCATACTTAAGCCACTGCTTGAGGAAATAGATTATATATCTGATGATAATATTAAAAGTTTTGTTAAGTCAATTCTTTTAAGAGCTGATTCTTTTTGGGTTATACCATCAAGTTTTTCTGGTAAATATCATCCAGCAGATGAGCATAATAATGGCGGAAACTTATTACACACCAAGCGAGTTGTTAGAGCTGCAAGCGTTATATCAGATTCTTATTCTTTATCTATAGAAGAAAAAGACATTGTCTTTGCAGCGTGTTTGCTTCATGATGTGACAAAAGGTATTAAAGATAAAGAGGATGAGTATTTTCATTACGATCCTATGCATCCTTATACGGTTGGTGGCCTAGTTAAAAAATGTCAAGAATATGATAAAAAATACGCTGGGGAATCACAGTCGTCAACATTATTTATTTCTGAAGAAACAGTTCAATCAATTTTAAGATTGGTCAGATGCCATCTTGGGCCTTGGTCTCCCATTCCAGAGACTGTTCCAATTACGTATCTAGATATGATTGTTCATATGGCGGATAACATCGCTTCTAAGGTACACTATATAGTTGATGGAAATAATGTAATAAAAGATAGATGGAAGTTTTAAATTGGAAGATAGAATATCTAAAAGATATTACTTGTTATCAAATCTAGAATCAATAATACAAGAGTCTGTTTATTATCGTTCATTCTCAGAGGATATGAAGACTGATAAAAAAATTGTCTATTCATTTGGGGAAGATTTTGGTAGGGTAGAAGTAAAATGAAAATAGCTGATGATCCCAGTAAATATACATACTCATGGAGATATGTAGAACTAGCAAAGTACATACCTAGCTTAAATAGAATAATTAGAGAAAAAGTAGATGGCATACCGATTCTATTAGACATTAATGATGTAAGCAAGTATGCTCGTAAGTATTCTAATACTGGTATTTATACTTCAATCTGGTACTACAATAGTCAAA